TGTAAATAAACGGGAATAGTTGTTCTGCTATCACCGAGAATTAAATTATGTCTATTAGGGTAAGTAGCATCTATATACTCTTTTGCGGTTGTAACATAATCGTGCCCTCCTAAATCAAATGATGTTAACGTTAATTCTTTATTATTTTGTAAAAATACTTCAGCAGAATGTCCTGCGTTAAATCCGATTTCCATTACATTTATATTTGGTTTATTTGTCAAAAATATTAAATCCTCTACTTGTTGCGGAACTTGTTGACTATATCCTTCAAAAGAATGAAAACCTCTACTATTCAAGAAAGATGTAATTGACATTTTATAATACTTTAAAATATTATTAGCGGTATATCTAAACGTAAAAAGCGATAATTGTAAAAGGGTGCAAAAACAGTATTAGCGCGTGTATATATCCAGCACAACCGGGAAATGATCAGAATCATATGTCCCGCAATATTCTTTGTATTCATGATAAATAAAAGTATCGCCAATATTTTTCCTTATCGCATCCGTAACCAATATGTGGTCTATCATTGAGTAGTCGTTATTTGACGATGTACCGCAGTTATTGTCCGAATCCCACCAATCGCTGTATCTGTTACTTTGTGTAATAGTTTCGGCAATACTGTAAAGCTGATATTTGCCAGCATGGTCGCCCTTATATCCCTTCAAAATATCAAGAACCATTGATGTGGGCTTATCACTATTCAAATCGGGCACCTCTGCGTCAAAATCATTAAAGTCGCCAAGCACAATTATTTCATAATCATTCTGAATGTAATCCGCGATGACAGTCTGTAGAACTGATGCCTGCGCCTCTCTCTGTGCACATCGCGACGCCTCGGTTGGAATGGCCACAAGATGCGCGGCAATAAAGGCAATATTCATGCCGCCGAATTCAAATTCCGTAATATAATGTTTGCTAACGCCCGATGAACTTGGCGGGCCTGTGTAGCCGCATTTTGACCCGGGAATGGGATAATTATACCTGTCCTCTGTTCTGTATAGGCTTTTTGACGGGTCAACGCGGGTCAACATACCAACATTCTGCCCCGTACTACTATCAGTGCCTTTTTTTAAGTACGACATGTAAGATGGGCCGAGTTGAGCCTTTAACATGTTGAGCTCGTCACATCCCTCTATTTCACAAAAATTAATAATATCCGGATTCAGCGCTTGGACTCTTTTCACAACAGTGTTCATGTGGGTTTGTGCCGCTGTCTCATTCTTCCAAGTGCAGCCATCGCCAGGACAGTTCATTTCACTGTAGTAATCAATAAAAAGCCATTCCACATTGTACTGAACAATACGTAGTTTGGTCTTGTCGCTGCGTCTATCTGCAATAGTGGTTACCGCAGGACATTCAGTGTCAGCAAAGGCGACATATGAAAATAATGCAAGCAATAAAAGTAGTTGTAGCATGCTCTTTATATTAGTCTACATAAAATATATTTAATACGTTTCTTGTATCTTCTTGCATGTAATGCATTTTAAATAAAAATGAACTGACTTTGGCCAGCATTCAGTTGTAATATAATTGCCATGCTGCCCCACATTAAATGCGCTATTCAGGACGACCCTCCTAAAATCAATTCCAAAGTTGCGTTTAGAATGAACTTTGACGGATGTAGCAAGGGAAATCCTGGATTGTGCGGAGCCGGTGCAGCCATCTATCACGACAATGACGAGTTGTGGGGCGGTGGGCTCTTTGTGGGGGTAAATGCAACCAACAATCGCGCCGAGTATTCCGGGCTTATATTGGGCCTGCAAAAGGCATTGGAGATGAATATAAAGGAACTTCATGTTCAAGGCGATAGTCAGCTCGTTATTAATCAAATGACGGGAAAATACAAATGCGGTTCTCCGAACCTACTTGATCTATATGACACCGCAAAGGCCTTAGAAAAGGGGTTCGTTAAAGTGCATTACGAGCACATATTAAGAAATTTTAATAAGCGAGCAGACGAGCTCTCTAATATTGCGGTAAAGGATTACAAGCCAAATGGCGCCGCTTAATACTCTAATAACTGAATATTTAATGTTTGTCGGGGTTTATATTTTAAAATGTCCAGCTCCTTTTTTGTTGTCGGGAACTCGGCGGCCCCATATATGTCCTGCAACATGAGCCATTCAAACAGTCCGCCCGTGTAAATATATACATTATAGAATCCCAGCGAAACAAGCTGCTTATATTTGTCGTATACTGTTTCGTCATTACAATTCCGACCATAAATAATTATTTTGACACCCTTATTGTTTGTCCTGATAAACGTATTAACAAGTTCAGCCTCTTTATGAATGTTAACTGTATTTGGGAGCAGACAACCCTGTTCAGCCTCAGTTAATGTGTTGATTAGTCTATTTGCTTCTGCATTTTTGATTACATATTGAATATCTTCATAGTTTATTTTTTGAATTGATTGAGAATTTCCCATACTATATCAGTTACTTAATTTTTAAATATTATACCCCGCATATATTTAAAAATAATTATACAAAATTTTATTCCTCTCTAAACAATAGTTTATCAACCGTTGTTCTCACGCAAAACAGCCAATGCAGTGCAATCCCTGTCACAAATAATATCAGTAAAATGCTGGAAAAGTAATAGCTGGGCGCAAACAAATGAATAATATAGGCCCCAATAATGGTCAGCAAAACGTCTACAATGGCTATATTGAATATCCGAATAGAATGCGGTCCCTCCCCAACCTTGCCCAGTATGTTCTTGTATTCACACAACATATATTACACATATAATGTTTTACAAAATTATATGTAAAATACGGAACAAATAATAATGAATATACAGCAGGTGAGTTATTTCTTAATTTTATATTCGGTACTTTCATAAGAGTAATACGTGGTCGGTGTCTCCAGACGATATTAATTATTACTGAAATTGGTTCTCTGCAGCAGCAAGTCTGGTTGCTAATATCGTGTTTTTACTCTCCAACTCACCTATTTTTGCGTTCAGTTCCTTTATACTTTGTATCATAGGCGCAATTAATTCTGAATAACCTAGGGTTAGTTGGTCAGCGCCCCCATTGACTTTGTGGTCTTGGTATCCTCCAAAATCAACTCCCATGGTATCCATAGCTACTTTTACTTCTTGGGCAATTAACCCATGATGGAAACGTTTACCCGCGGGGGTATCATCGCTGGAATTTCTTAGACTACATTTATAATCTACTGGACGAAGTTGGCTAATAAAATCCAGCCCTATTACAGTGTCACGAATTTCGCTTTTATCTCTTGCATCTGAAATAGTATTATATTGACCACCAAAAACAGTATTGACTCCGGTGCCCAATACTATCTGGTTGGAGTCCGTCGCAACACTTCCCACGCCTATGCATGTTGTATTATTAAAGGATTTAGATGAAGAACCTCTTCCTGCCCGATAACCAATAAAAGTATTATTACTGCCAGTATTGTTATTTCCGGCCGACGTGCCGACAGCAGTATTGTAACTACCGTCTATGTTATCCCACAACGCACCGTGTCCAATAACCGCGTTGCCTGAACCCGTTCTACAAGAAATAGCAGCATTGTGTCCCACGCCAACGTTATTACTGCCGGTTGTGAGCTTTCCAAGAGCAACATTACCAACGCCAATATTACTGGAACCGCTGAACGCTGAATCTGTAAAACCTCCGGCAGCAGTTAAACCTAACGAAACGTTTGATTTTGCGTCTCTCTTGAATGTAGTAAGAATAGTTGATGCGTTAACCTTATCTGTTATAGCCTGAACAGTTGTTGTGCGCAAGTTTAGTTTTGCTATTTCATTGCCAATCGGCGTTGGAGAGCCGGATTGTACCCAATACAAATAAGCTCGTTTTGCCCTACCAGACATTATATATTAATAATAAGATAATAAATGTGCGTATTATGTGTTACATTGTTCTAAACAAACAAACAAAAATACACAATGCTTACAACGACGACCAATTAAGTCGCCCGCGTTGAGACCTAAACGTTTATCCGCGGGCGTAAAGGCTATCAATAGAGTTTGCTCTACTTTAGACACACGCACTTAATGAAACTGGACGACGATCTCAACCTCCTCCTTTTTAATGCTTTTTGTGGCCGAAATGGACAGCTCCTCTCTCTTCTTGCGGGTTTTGGCATTTTCAGTTATGCTGTCCTTTCTTTTTGATGTGCTATTACGACTATTCATGTCCTTTTCTATGGTATCATAATTTTCTTCAATATACTCAATTACCTTATTTTCAATGGCCCACTTGAAGAAATTCAGCTGACCAATTGTAGTTTCAATGCATGTACCATTTTTATAGGGCACGCTTATTCTATCCCACCGACAAAAAGGATCAAATCGCTTTTTAGAATACGCCTTTAACTTGAGTTTGTAATCAAAGTAAACCTTGAAGCGGATCATGTGACCATTTGAGTCTTCGGTCGTATACAATGTGTAGTATTTCTTGGCATAGTTAGTAGCAAACCAGTCTACGATCCGCAGAGAGATTTTTGACTCGCCAGTAATAATCTTTAGCATTCTACTAAGGCGATTATCCGTTTTGTAGAACTCCAAAAGGTTATTTAGTAATAATTCATTTTGCGTAGTATAATTTGCAACCGCACTCATTATGTAAAATGTTTGAATTTTATTTAAGTCGTTTGTTGAAAATACTATTTATTTTGCAAAAATAAAAACTAATACTATTATATAAAATGCAGGACCTTGTTGCTACGTTTTTTGG